TGTTATTTGGATTTTATGCGAAGCAGTTGTTTCGTAAGTTAAAGTTTGGAAGACATATCAATATCAAACGAAACGAACAAAAGATGATGAATGATTTTATGAAAATGTATGGTAATCCAGATGAGGTTGTTATTTGTATTGGAGATTGGGAACAGCGAAAACAAATGAAATACAAAGAACCCACATTAGGAATAGGAATGAGAAGTTTGCTTCGTAAAAACAAATACAAGGTGTATTTAGTGGATGAGTTTAGAAGTTCCTGTAAATGCTCCAAATGTGATGGAGGAGTATGTGAGAAGTTTATGGTAAGGAAAAATCCAAGACCAAATAAAGATGATATGCGATTGGTTCACGGGCTACTACATTGTAAGAATGGTTGTGGCGAGTGGAACAGAGACCGCAATGGTTCATCTAACATCTATAAGATAGCGTATCAAGCAATATATGGAATGGAAAGACCAGGTTATCTATGTAGAACAAGTAATCAAGCAGTTTTAACGAATTGCTATAAACAAAATATACACAAGGTATGAAAAGACCTAAACTTTGAATGTATTTTTTTGGTGCTAACCGTGCCATTTTAAATCTTCAAAGGTGTATACATATGAGAAAAAGGTATATATCAAATTTTGTAGTACTTATTTATTTTGTTGATTTTATAATAGATATACAAAAATTATATTAAGCGTGCCATTTTAAATATTCAAGGGTGTAAAAGATGTAAAAAAAGAAAATAAATCATTTCTATGACAAAATTTTATCGTATTTTTTTGTTTTTTCGTATGAAAAAACAAAAAAAATAGTAATTCTAACTCTAACTAACGAATTTATTCCAGTTCAACACTAATCCTCTTTCTTGGTAGCAAAAGGACCGCTCAACAATTCACTCTGTCCGTAATCACTCTTTCCAGTAATAATATTATCACCTTCAAATAGTTCTTTGCGAATATCTGCGGCAGAAATAGCAGTATCCTCCTCGCCCTGTGGTGGATTAAAAGACGATTCTGTTGTATTCATATTACTGATTCCTACCAAATTTCCCTCCTCATCAATGTTTTGTGTAAGTGAAGCTCCCGTTTTTTCTGCCTGTTTAATATTTTCCTCAATTGCCTTCTTCTTACTTTCCTTGACTCTCTGGTCGAATGCATTCTTGGCAAATGCCTCATTCTTATTCTTCTCTTGCATGAGTTGATTCAACTCATCCTCCATGTATTCAACGCGACCAGTCTTGTATGCCTCTGGGTCCCAAGGCATCCACAAACCAATGGGTCCGACAAAAACATCGTGATTGGGGTCGATTTCACGCAACATCTTACAACGCAATTCGGCCTCTTCAATTGTAGGATATACACCTCTGATTTTCAATCCTCTTGTGCTTGTCTGGAAATTATGCTTGGCATTGAATGTATTTTCCAAATCCTCTTCTCGTTTGTCAACAAATGTTTTGTAATCATCTTCCAGTGTACTAGTAGACAAATTGGAATGCTCTTCTTTTACGAAATCCTGGAAATCTTTGGCAACATCATCAAATTCCATCTTGTATTTATAAGAAATAAAATTTAGGAATTGCAAAAATTTCTCCATAGATTTAGAATAATCCCATTGCTTTAAAAACTCCTCAAAGAAAAATTGTTCTTTTTTTTTTAAAATATTTTCTGGGGAGACAAATGAAACACATGCGAATTTTTGTCCGGCGATTGGTTTATCTTCTTCCAATAAATCGACATATTTAGGATTTAGTTTTCCGTCCTCCAGGGTCTTTTTCTCGTAGTTACTCATTTTTATAAATTTTAGGAAGATTTTTTTAAGTGACTTTTTAATGAAGATATTATTTTTTTTTCTTTATTAATAATATAATATGTTTGATATCACCGAACTCATCAAAAGAATCATCAAGTACCTCGTTGAAGGTCTTATGGTCGCCATTGCTGCCTTTGCAATTCCTAAACGCTCACTTAACTTGGAAGAAATCGGTCTGATTGCTCTTACCGCTGCTGCCACCTTCAGCATTCTTGATACTTATATCCCATCCATGGGTGTTTCAAGCAGACAGGGTGCTGGTCTTGGTATTGGTGTTAACCTTGTTGGTGGAATCCAACGATAAACACCTTTGTGCTAATCCCTTTTGTAAAAAAATGTAAAATAACAAAAATAAAATAACAAAAAAAAAATAGCAAAAAATAACATAATAACGAAAAATTATTATGTTGTTTGCATCGTGTTGCACTAAATTGTAGGAATAAATTCCCAATCCAATTCCTCGCAAATTTTCTTCCAAATATTATCTTGTTCTATCAATTTTTCTCTGTCTTTCAACATGGGTATTTCATCCAAATAATGATGTTCTCCCAACAACTCAAATAATTTATACAATACATAATAATAATGCAGAAAGTTTACACGGTAATCAGGACAATGTTTCGCATAAGGATACTGTATTTCCATAAAAAAATTACACAGCGTTTCCTCTAATTCTTGTGAAATCATTGGTGGTTTTATACCCAATTTATCCTTGATGAAATTAATGTGTTCATAATATTTATTGTAGCCCAATTTTTTAAGCAGTTCTTTGGTCTTGTAATAATTTAATTTTTTCATATCAATCCGCTCCTTTTTAATTTGTTGTTTCAAAGTTTCAATGACTTCATCTGATATTTGAGTCGTCTCTTTTCCTTGAAATTGAGAGAGAATTTCCTTGAAATGATTGATTTTTTTGTAAGCATAAAAACATACTTCTTTAGGCGGTTCTTTGTAAGACGGTTTTTCATTTTCAATCAAATATTTTACATTTGTAGAACATTGATTGCATATCAAAATACCCTCATCATCCATCGGTATTAATTCACCCTTATAACAACTTTGACAAATATCTGTTGGTCTCATAAAAGCATTAATATCCAAAAACGATTCATCAATGTTTGCCAAATATTTCTGATACAAACTTTCATTTTGATGTTCCATGACTTTTGTATCTTCCTTGTTTATCTTAAAAAAATGCTGAATCATATTGTTTTTAGAAGAATTGGAATTTGAAACGGATTTAGATAAATTTGTCAAATCTGTAGTTGGACCATTCGAAATATTCTTTTTATTTTCAAAATAGTCGAAAATATATTTAGAATTATCCAAAAAGTAATCTATTTTTTTAGATTTTAGGTGTTTGATCGAATCTGTAATGTCTTGTAACTTGTCTTTTATCTCCATGACTTGTTCGATAGACAATGTTTTATCTGTCTCATTTTGTTCGAGTTGATGTTGTAATTCTCTCTTTTCTTTTTTTAGTTTAGGTATTCTGTCTTTTTCGTCTTTCAAAAATTCGCCCATAAACTCATTGTGTTTCCCATCCAAAGTTGTAATTTGTTTCTTACTTACCTTGATTTTTTTATTAGTTTTTGGTTTAAAAGATGGCATGCTTTAACACAAAAATGGGGGAGCCGTCTTTATAAAAATAATTATATTTATATGAAATGATTTTTTTATATCTTTACTTGGCGAATATAGTTAAAATAGTTAAAATAGTTAAAAAACAAAAAACCTTTTCTCTCAAAAACATAACGATTTGGACCGAAAATACAAAAAAATATGAATTCGAATAATTCAACAAATATCCACATTCATTTAGAAAAAGAAAATGGAAACTCTGATATTTCTGTCTCTTACGAAAAATTCCAAAAAATGTTATTTTTGTCGAATGCTTTGAATGATGGTTGGTCCATTAAAAAGCGAAAAGACTCTTATATTTTCACGAAAAATCACGAGGGGAAAAAAGAAGTTTTAGAAGATTCTTACTTGCTTGAATTTATGAAAAAAAACATGAATTTCAACGATTTATTAAAATAATTATCTTTTGTTATTATGTAGTCGAAAGATAGAGTCAAAAAATCATTTTTCTTTTTGAAAAAACGATTTTTTTATTAAAAATGAATTAAAGCGGTGAATTAAATTCATTTCCAGAAAATTTTTTTCTTTAGCCATATTATAACTATGGGAGGTGGACTAATGCAACTCGTAGCCTACGGCGCTCAAGACGTTTACCTTACTGGTAATCCTCAAATCACTTTCTGGAAAGTTACTTATCGCAGATATACCAACTTCTCCATCGAATCTATCGAACAAACCTTCAACGGACAGGCTGACTTTGGTCGCCGTGTAACCTGTGTCATCAGCAGAAATGGTGACCTTGCTTACCGCACCTACCTCCAGGTCACCCTTCCCGAGATCAACCAGCTCATGGGAAATTCTGCCAGCCTTGCTTCCGGCACACACAGCGTCTATGCTCGTTGGTTAGATTACCCTGGTGAGCAACTTATCGCTCAAGTTGAGGTTGAAATCGGCGGTCAAAGAATTGACCGCCAATATGGTGACTGGATGCACATCTGGAACCAACTTACCATGAGTTGCGAGCAACAAAGAGGTTACTTCAAGATGATTGGTAACACCACTCAG